GAGGATGCCTCTATTGCTGGCTGATTTTATTCTGCCAGAGCCTGCAAACTATTTTGCGCATTATTCTTGACATTACCGGTTTGACCTGTTTTGGATCAGTGCCGGAGCCTTATACCTGAAGATGGGAGGAAAAAAGAATGCAGACTACACGAATACCGCTGGAGCAGATGAAGCCCGCCCCATACAATCCCCGCGTAAAGCTGGAACCCGGAGATCCGATTTATGAAAGTCTGAAAGTATCCATACAGGAGTTCGGATGTGAGGAACCTCTGGTATGGAACAGACGGACAGGGTATATTGTCGGGGGACATCAGCGCTATGACGTTCTCTTGGATCTTGGATACACCGAAGATGATGTTATAGTGGTTGATCTGGACGAGCTGAAAGAAAAAGAGCTGAACCTGCGGCTCAACAAAATCACTGGGCGCTGGGAGAATGACAAGCTGGCGGAGATCCTCGCCGAGCTGGAACGGGAGATTGACCTGACGCTTGCGGGTTTTGATGAGATGGAGGTCAGCCGGATTCTTCAGAATGCCAATCTGGATATTGACAGTTTCTTCACAGAAAAGCAGGAAGAGGAAGAGTCGGAGGGCGAGGAATACAAGGGAGAGGTCCAGTGCCCAGAATGCGGCTGCTGGTTCAAGCCGAAAAAATGAAGCTGTGCCTGTCGAGCGTTGAAACGAGGTTTGGCGTATTGCCGGATTCCGTACTGGACAAGGCAAGCTGCATCCTCGAAAGTTTTTTCTACATCAGACCAGAGATGATGGATTACTGCATGTCCCGTCCGTTTTTCATTATGGATAGCGGCGCGTTCACCTTCCGGGAGAATGTCAAGCGGCAGGTGAGCTATAAGGATTTTGTGGAGTATACCATCAAATTTGCAGATTTCATCAAGCGGTATGACATCCACTTTTTCTTTGAGATGGACGTGGACAATCTCATTGGCCTGCCGAAGGTGGAAGAGCTCCGCTCTCTTCTGGAACACCGGGCTGGACGTCAGTGCATTCCCGTCTGGCATATCGAGCGGGGTAGAGAGTATTTTGTGGATATGTGCAAGGCATACCCATATGTGGCCATCGGAGGGATCGCTGGTGGGACACGGGAGCAGTACGCCAACTATCAGAAATACTTCCCATGGTTCATCCAGACGGCGCACCAATACAAGGCAAAGATACACGGGTTGGGATTTACACCGAGTAATCTGCATCGTTACGCTTTCGACAGTGTAGACAGCTCGTCGTGGCTCAGTGGAGGGCGTTACGGCACACTGCACCGGTTTGATGGACGACGTATCCGGACAATCCGTCCTTCAGGCAAGCGGGCAAAAGACTACAAACAGATCGACGAGCACAACTTTTTGGAGTGGTGTCTGTATCAAAGGTATCTGGAAAGGATTTAAGCATGAAAAAGGTATTGCTGTATTCCGGCGGCATGGACAGCTGGCTCGTCAGCCATCTGTGGAAACCGGACGTGAAGCTCTACATCGACACAGGGAGCAGCTACACAGCGGAGGAAAAGCGGCGTCTGCCTCCCGACGTTACCATAGAGCATTTTGACCTGAGCAGGTTCGAGCGGGCGGACAAGATCATCCCCCTACGCAACCTGTTTTTTGTTATGCTGGCCTTCTACTACGGTGATGAGATTTGTCTGGGGGCTACCTATGGCGACCGGGTGCTGGACAAGAGCGTCATATTCGCGCAAAAGGCTTCCGGCCTGCTGTCTTATCTGTATCAGCCGCAGCACTGGACGGAAGGGCGGCGGATCTCGGTAGGAGTACCCTTCAAAAACTTTACCAAAGCGGAACTGTTGAAGCAGTATCTGGACGAAGGTGGAGACATGGAAACAGCCTTCCGAGAGAGCTTCAGCTGCTATGAACCGGATGCGCAGGGCCGGGAATGCTGGCATTGCAAACCCTGCGCACGCAAGGCGGCGGCGTTCCTATTGAATGGATACCACTTTGAGGATCCCGCTGCACTGGATGGCGTCCGGTCCTATATCGCCGGAATCCTGCTGGAGATTCAGGCCGGCACATATGGCCGGGGGCCGAAAGAAGAGGACGAGATCATCAAAGCCTATCAAATAATGGAGGGGCAAAAATGAAGGATTTTATTCAGGTGTGTTATGACAACGACAATATTACAGTTTCCGCTCGCGAACTGCACGAGTTTTTGGAAGTAGAAACCAGATTTAATGACTGGTTCACCCGTATGTGCGAATACGGTTTTTCCGAAGGGCAGGACTATTGCTCATTTTTGAGTAATAGGTCCGACGGGCTTCCCGGCAAGCCTAGAAAGGACGCTGCCCTGACAATCGACATGGCGAAAGAACTCTGCATGATCCAGCGCAACGAGCGAGGCAAGCAGGCGCGGCAGTATTTCATCCAGCTTGAAAAAGACTGGAACAGTCCAGAAAAAGTGATGGCGCGCGCCCTGCGGATTGCGGAGGTCAAAATCAAACAGTTATCCGAGGTAAAGACCGCACTGGAAACCAAAGTTGAGCAGGACAGGCCCAAAGTGCTGTTTGCAGAGGCGGTGAGCACAGCAAGGACATCCATCCTCATTGGAGAGCTTGCCAAAATCCTCAAGCAAAACGGTGTTGATACAGGGGAAAAGCGGTTATTCCAATGGCTGCGGGATAACGGTTATCTCATCCGCAGGAAGGGTACAGACTACAACGCACCGACACAGCGCAGCATGGACATGGGGCTGTTCGAGGTCAAAGAAACAGCGGTCACTCACGCGGACGGCCATGTGACAGTCAGCAAGACCACCAAAGTCACCGGCAAGGGCCAGCAGTACTTCATCAGCAAATTTCTGGGGACGGGGGTGCAGGCAGGATGAGCGGAAGAGTACGAAATATCAGCCTGGGAGCAATGCTGGCCGCGCTCTATATTGTAACAACCGCCTTGAACCCGATTGGATATGGAATTATCCAGCTCCGCATCTCCGCAATTATAACTATGCTCCCGTTCTACCGGAAGGAATTCCGGGTTCCATGTATTGCGGCGGTGGCGGTTGCCAACTGGTTCTCGCCGTTGGGTCTGATCGACGTTGCGGCAGGCATCCTGTTGTGGACGTTGGCCTATTACCTGATAGACCAGATATGCAGGAACATCTATCTCAAATGTGGTCTGGTTGCCCTTTTAAGCGGCGTCATTATTGGAGGTGAGCTTTCGCTGGTGCTGGAAGCTCCTTTTTTATTCAACTTTATCTCCATATCGGTATCTCAGATGATCGTCTTTGTTATTGGAACAGTCTGCTGGAGACGAATTCTTTAGTACAGAATAACGCAAGTCTAAACGAATTTATGGAAGAAGCGCCAGCCGACAATGGCTTACGGGAAATAAATTTGGGGACAACTCAAAACCGGGAGGGAGGATGAGTGCCGAGAGCGCGCAGCCCGGACAGGGACCGAGCGAAACAGTTATGGTTGGAGTCTGGAAAAAAGCGGATGCTGAAAGAAATTGCGGCGGAGCTTGGCGTATCTGAAACACAGGTACGAAAGTGGAAAAGCCAGGACCGTTGGGATGATGATGGAAAAGTAACGTTACCAAAAGAACCCGTTAAGGGAAAAGGTAACGTTACCAAAAGGCCGCGCGGCGCTCCCAAAGGGAACCAGAACGCGGTGGGCAACCATGGCGGTGCACCCAAGGGCAACACCAATAGCATGAAGCATGGGGCCTACCGCCAGATTTTTGATGGAATATTGCCGGAGGAAGAACATGAATTCGCAAAACAGATGAGCTTTAACCAGATGGATCTGATCCGTCAGGAGATCGCCACGCTGACTACGCGGGAGCGGTATCTGATGCGGGAGATTGTAAAGCTGCGCAGCAATTCCAGCAATCTGGCAATCCACACAGTATGCAAGGACGGGGACGACACCTCCACCACGGCAGTCAATACCATCCAATACATTCGGACGTACGAAGCGGAGCTGACCAAGGTGCAGCGTGCAAAAGCCATGTATGTTCGGATGCTGATGGAAGTGGGAAAAAGCGGGGCGGATGAATCCGCATCCGATCAAGATGAGATCACCTTGTATGAAATACCTGAAAACGGACGTGATACTTGATGCCTACAGTTATCAGACCGCAACCTGGCCCACAGGAACGTTTCCTCGCAACGCCTGCGGATATCTGCATTTACGGAGGTGCGGCGGGCGGAGGAAAAACATTTGCCCTGTTGATGGAGCCTATACGACACCTTAAAAATCCGGGTTTTGGAGCGGTAATTCTTCGAAAGAACATTACGCAGATAACCGCAGAAGGAGGCTTGTGGGATGAGTCCTTTGAGGTCTATGGAAAAATGCGCGGTGCAAGAGCGCTGCAATCCCCTCGTTTGAAATGGATTTTCCCATCTGGTGCACGTATCAGCTTCATGCATTTAGAGCGCGACGAGGAGCTGTTCAAGTGGCAGGGCACACAGATTGTGCTGCTGGAATTTGATGAGCTTACGCACTTCACGGAGCATATGTTTTTCTATATGTTGTCCAGGTGCCGTTCCGGCTGCGGTGTCACGCCATATGTACGTGCAACCTGCAACCCAGATGCAGACAGCTGGGTTGCAAAATTCATCGAATGGTGGATCAACCCGAATACGGGCTACCCCATTCTGGAGCGAAGCGGCGCGTTGCGCTATATGCTCCGGGAAAATGAGGAAATACAGTGGGGAGACACGCCAGAAGAATTATGGGAGCGATTTGAGCTAAAGACCACAGAACAACGGCATAGGATTAAAAGTGTTACTTTTATTGCAAGTCGCTTAGAGGACAACAAAATTTTGATGGCTCGAGATCCGTCCTACCTATCAAACCTGCTGGCCCAGTCGGTTGTCGAGCGGGAACGGCTGTTATATGGTAACTGGAAGATCAAACCGGCCGCTGGACTGTTTTTCAAACGTTCACAAGTAATAATGGTAGAGACAATCCCAAATGATGTGATCCGATGGGTGCGTGCATGGGACTTAGCGGCCACAACACAGGACGAAAATGGAGACGCCGCCTTTTCCGCTGGGATACTGATGGGGAAACGCAAATGCGGCCGGTATGTAATTGTCAATGTAATCAATGTGCGGGAAAAAGCAGCGGATATTCGCAAGCTGGTGCGCAACGTCGCGCTGATTGATCGCAAAAACTTTAAAAATGTATGTATCCGGCTTCCACAGGACCCAGGACAGGCAGGTAAAGCGCAAGCGGAGAGCTATGTCAAATATCTGTCCGGCTTTACGGTTAAGGCTGTGCGGGAAACAGGCAGCAAGACCGCGCGTGCAGAACCGATGGCCGCCCAATGGCAGGCTGGAAATTTTGATGTGTTGACTGCGGAATGGAACGATACATATTTTAGCCAGCTGGAAAGCTTTCCGGAAAGCCAGTTCAAAGATATGGTAGACGCAGGCAGTTCGGCATTTGCCGAGCTGGAAAGCAAATCCTTTAACCTGTCTGGTCTGCTGCAATGGGAGGTGAAAAATTGAGTGAATTCCGGATGGACGGTTATGTGAACCAATATACCAGATATGGTACCTCGCAGGATAGCTCGGAAGCCTATGAATACCTGCCGGAGTCGGCGATCCCGGACATCACGCTAGTGAGCCACTACGAGACTAACGGACTGTTTGCCAAGATCATCGACACGCCGGCAGAGGAAGCCATCAAGCATGGGTTTGATCTGGCCTTGAATGACGCAGGCTGCGAACAGTACATAAAGGACACGCTGGATATGCTGGATTGGGAGAACAAAGCGGCAACCGCGATCAAGTGGGCGCGGCTGTTCGGTGGTGCGCTGATCGTGATGATGATCGACGACGGCGGAGAGCTGACCGACCCGGTGGATTGGAACGCGATCCGGTCGATTGACGAGCTGCGGGTCTACGAGCGGCCGGTCGTGCAGCCCGACTGGGCGAACCTTTACAACACTGCCGGCCGGGATGGCCTGCACCGTCGCTCCAAATTCGGGATGCCGCAGTATTACCAGGTCAGCAGTATCTACGGGAGCTTCGTTGTCCATGAGAGCCGGTGTCTGCTCTTCCGCAACGGGAATTTGCCCGAATACACGATGACGCCGGAATACCGGTTTTGGGGGATGCCGGAATATTCCCGTATCCGCAGAGCATTGCGGGAGGTTTTCACATCCCACAGCCACGCAACAAAGCTCATGGAGCGGATGGTACAGGCGATCTACAAGCAGAGGGATCTTGCCTCCACCTTGCAGCGGGAAGGCGGAGACGATGAGGTGATGCAGCGGCTGCGGCTGATCGACCGCGCCCGCAGCTTTTTGAGCACGATTGTCATTGACGCAGACGGGGAGGAGTATGATTTCAAGACCTTCCAGCTCTCGGGCATCAAAGACATCCTGGAGGCGAACTGTAACATACTTTCCGCAGTGACCAATATCCCACAGACGATCCTCTTCGGGCGTTCCCCCGCAGGGGAGAACAGCACCGGGGCCAGTGATCTGGAAAACTACTACAACTTTATCGAGCGCATTCAAAAGATGATGCTGCGGGACAACCTGCTGACCGTTCTGGACGCGGCATTCCAGGCCGGAGTTTCCAATGGGGAGATCGAACAGGTGCCGGATTACAAGCTGACCTTCGACCCGCTGTGGAGCTTGAGTGAAACGGATCAAGCCATGGTCGATCAGACGAAAGCGGCGACCGCTCTCACCCGGGCGCAGACCGCGCAGTTGTATGTAGATATGCAGGTGATCGACCCCAGCGAAGCACGGAAAGGGCTTGCCTCCACAGAGGAGTTCAACATCGAAGAGCTGCTTGACGACCAGGAGGGTGATCCCTTGGATTGGGGGTTGGGCCAGCTTCCGGAAAACGGGCTACCCGTTCCTGTATCTCCTCCTGCTGACGGGAGCAGCGCGCGGAACGACAGCGCCGCCGGGTGCACCGCCGCCGCGACGATCGTCGTGAAGGGTGGGAAAGCGCTGATCGGTAGACGCCGGGATGGAACTGGATGGTGCGGCCCCGGCGGGCATATTGAGGCAGGAGAAACACCGGAGCAGGCAGCGCGGCGGGAGGCATGGGAGGAGTTCGGTATCCGCTTAGGGGCATTGACGCCGCTTGCAAAGCTGGACGGCCTGCCGAAGGCGTACGGCGTCCCGTTTGTTTTCCTGTGCACAGATTTTGAGGGGAAGCCGCAGTGCGACGGGAACGAATTGCAGCCTCCCCACCGGTTTGCGGAACTGTCCGAATGCCTCTCTGACGCCATGTTCCCGCCCTTCGCCCGCTCTGTCCAAACGCTGTTATCCGAGTTGACCTTGGATGGGAATGGTGTTATAATAAAGGAAGTAAATTCCATAGATGACAGATTGGATTTTAAAGAGTCCGATCATCCGAGGGATGAGGACGGGAAGTTTACCTCCGGCAGTTCCGGAGGCGGCTCCTCTAAAGTATCGGGCAAGCAGAGCGGCAAATCTGAGGCAGCTTCTAAAAGTTCTGGTATAGATGACAAGTCAAGTAAGAGAAACTTTGGACGTAGTGGAAAATCTAGGGAAATTAGTGGTTCAGGAGACAAAGGGGGGAAAACTTCTGGTTCTCCTAAAGAGACTACTGCAAGCCAGCAGAACCCTGGTAGAAATCCCACAAAATTTAAGCGTAAAGGTAGTAAGATGTGTATCACTTCTGATGTAATAATAAAAATGGAGAACGCTACAGTAACATTAAAAGCAGGTACAACGGTCTCAAGAATTGTCGATTTTGCTGGTGCATCCCGAAAAAGGCCGGTAGATGTTGAGCCATATCTCATCAAACAATATGGCGGAAAGCCTGGCGGCTGGACGCATACACGTGGGGAGGCCAAAGTTACATTGGCGGATGGCAGTTCAAAAAAGGCTGAGCTTCATTGGTTTGAAAGTAAGGATGTGGGACAGACGGGAATGAAGGTTAAGCGCTATCTAAAGCGGGAGGGCAAAGATGAAGGTTAAATATCTCGGTGAAAGTGATCCGCTTTATTTTTTAAATGGGAAAGAATATGAAGTCATTGCGGTTGAAGAGGGCTGGTATAGAACCATAGATGAAACCGGTGAGGACTATCTATATAGCCCGGATAATTTTGAGATCGTAGAAGGGGGGGAGACGACCTTAGAAGAGGAGAAGATAATGGTTAGTTTATCCAGACGTCAAAGCAAATTTCTTGAGACAGAATTGGTTATTTCTTTTGAGCAAATCAAAGATATGAACAAAAAAAGATGGGTAGCTATAAGGGAAAAGTGTTATGACATTGTTCTTGATGAGCTACTCGACAAAAATGACAATTATAACGAAGAAAAAGAAATTTCTGAAAGGTGTTTGATTGCTGAAAGCATAATGGATATTATGTTCAAAGACCTGAAATCTTAAAAGAGGTTCGCTTATGGATAACTTCAAGATCATCTATCGCATCCTTCGTTTTCTCGAAAAATCCATGGACTTGGAAGAGGTGGATACAGACCGCATATCCGCTGAAGCCCTTGGAATTTCGGAGCAACGGTGGATAGCCATCATGGAAATGCTGATAAAAGAGCGATACATTGATGGTATTTCGCTCAAGCGGTCTTCGGATGGATACACAGAAGTCAGCCTTTCCGCTCCAAGGATCACTCTACGGGGGCTTGAATATTTACAGGAAAACTCCCTGATGCGTAAGGCCGCAAATTTGGCCAAGGGAGTTGTTGATGTCATAACATAAATAGATCATCGTAAAGCGCAGGGAACAACCCGGCGCTTTTTTCATGTTCAAAAGGAGGGAGGCCCTTGCATGATTACATGCAAAAGCAGGCGCTGCAGGCCGCCGTAAAGCCCCGGTTCCATGGTCACGATATTCTGAAATGCAGAACCGAACCCCGGTTCCCGGAGAGTGCGGAGCGCGAGTACATGCGCATGACCGACAGCCTGATGCGCCTTGTGAACGAGACCGTGAAAAAGCATCTGCCGGAAACGGTGGGGCAGCTCCGGCTGGACGCGGACGGGGAGGATGCGCAGATCGACACCGCCGCCATGCTGGCCGCGCTGGACACCGCGTTTCTGGCAATGGAGCGGGAGCTTGCGGAACAGCTCACCAAATTCGGGCTGCGGCAAAAGCTGGAACGCTTCGCACAGCTCAACCGCAAGCTGACGGTCCGCGAATGGAAACGGGCAGTCAAGGCAACGCTGGGCATCGACATTCTGGAGGACTACTATAGCGGCGCGTTTTTTGAGAAAGCAATGACGGCGTGGATCGAGCACAACACCGGCCTGATCGTCACGATCCCGCAGTCCACTCTTGGGGAGATGAAGGGGATTGTCCGGGAAGGGTTCCTGACCGGCAAGCGCACCAAAGAGATTACCCGGGAGATACAGGACGCCTACCACCGAACCAAACGCCATGCCCAACTGCTGGCCCGCGACCAGACCGCCAAGCTCAACGGGCAGCTCACCGAGGCCCAGCAGAGGGGCGCAGGGGTGAACGAGTATGTCTGGAGCACCTGCGGGGACAGCCGGGTCCGGGACAGCCACCGGCGTCTGCATG